TACTTCTGGTAAATCAGCACAGTTCCCAGTAACAGGAACTGCAACTGCTGCATATCACACACCAGGAAACCCATTAGTGGGTGCAAACCAGATCTTGGCAAACGAAAAGATTATTTCTATTGATGATCTATTAATTTCCCAAGCTTTTGTAAGTAACCTAGATGAGCTTAAAAATCATTACGATGTCAGAGCGACATACGCTGATGAACTAGGTAAGGCTCTAGCTAAAAAATACGATGAAAACGTAGCGAAGGTAATTGCTAATGCTTCAAGAGCATCTACAACATTAACAGGTGGTAACGGTGGATTA